AACCACTACCAAACAACTATTCAGCCATGGGACTACATCATTGCGAATAACCTTGGATATCTTGAAGGTAATGTTGTAAAGTACGTGTCCCGTTGGAAGGATAAAGGCGGGGTGCAGGACTTGAAGAAGGCGCAACACTACTTACAAAAACTAATCGAGGTTACGGAGAAACAAAAATGAACCAACCTGCATTTCCTACATGGAACAACAAAGACGACATAGCTGAAGGCATGACCTTGCGTGATTTCTTTGCGGCGGCTGCCCTGCAAGGCATGTATGCCAACCCACATCACCGATACTGCACACACCACGCAGACGCTTTTGAGGCGTATGCAATGGCAGATGTAATGCTAAAAGAGAGAAATGATGAATGACGAAGACCTAAGAGATTTCTTTGCGGGGTTGGCATTAATAGGTTTAGTTATGCGTGAGGGCTATAACCTTGCTATTGAATACGATGCCTATGCTATAGCGGATAACATGATTAAGCGTAAGCATGATCCAGACCCTTACGGTAAAAACGATGAGGACTATGTAGAAGATGAACCCGAACCCGAACCCGAAGTGGGTATTGCAGCAGTTAAAAGAAAACGTAAAACCAAGGAAGAGTAATGGACTTGATCGTAATTGATTTTGAAACATTTTATGACCAAGACTTTAGCTTAAGTAAGATCACAACAGAGGCGTATGTACGTGACGATAGATTTGAAGTGATTGGTCTTGCAGTTAAAGTTAACAACGACCCAACAGAATGGGCGAGTGGCACACATGAACAGATTAAGGCATGGCTCGACACGTTCAACTGGGCAGACGCGATGGTGGTATGCCACAACACCATGTTTGATGGTGCTATCCTTTCTTGGCGTTTTGGTGTCAAGCCTCGTGTGTGGGCTGATACTTTGTGTATGGGTCGTGCCCTGCATGGTATTGAAGTGGGTGGCTCACTCAAAGCTATGGCTGAACGCTACAACGTGGGTGTCAAGGGTGATGAAGTAATCCAAGCCAAGGGTTTACACCGCGCCGATTTCAGCGTTGAGCAGCTCTCGCGTTACGGGGACTATTGCATCAATGACGTAGAGTTAACACACAGTTTGTTTCACTTGATGGCAAAAGGTTTCCCGAAACAAGAGCTAAAGATAATTGACTTAACTTTGCGTATGTTTATTGAACCCGTGCTTGAACTTGATCTGGCATTACTTGAGCAGCACCTGCACGACACAAAAGAGATAAAGGAAAAGTTGTTATCAAGTGTTCTAGCAAGCAAAGAAGAACTGATGTCTAACTTAAAGTTTGCTGAACTACTTAGATCGTTTGGTGTTGAACCGCCCATGAAGGTAAGCCCTGCTACGGGTAAGCAAACATTGGCACTTGCTAAAAACGACGAAGAGTTTAAGGCTTTGGCAGAATATCCTGATGTGCGAGTACAAACACTTGTTGCAGCGAGGCTAGGTACAAAGTCAACGCTTGAGGAAACACGTACTCAACGCTTTATGGACATCGCAAACCGTGGGCTACTTCCTGTACCGATCCGGTATTATGCCGCGCACACCGGACGGTTTGGTGGGGACGACAAGATTAACTTACAGAATTTACCTAGCCGTGGAGCGAATGCTAACAAGTTAAAGAAGGCAATCGTAGCATCCGAAAACCACGTCATCATTGATGCTGACTCCGCACAGATCGAAGCCCGTGTACTTGCGTGGCTCGCAGGACAGGAAAATTTAGTGCAGGGTTTTGCCAATAAGCAGGACGTGTACGAGAAGATGGCGTCCGTCATTTACGGTAAGCCTGAAAGTGACATCACTAAAGAAGAACGCTTTGTAGGTAAAACTACCATTCTCGGTGCAGGGTACGGTATGGGTGCGCCCAAGTTCCAAGCACAGCTTAAGACGTTTGGATTCACTATTGACATTGAAGAAGCGCGGCGTATCATAAGCCTTTACAGAGGCACCAACCAAGACATCGTTATGCTATGGCAGCAAGCACATAACGTAATCGTTAACATGTCAAAGGGTGAAGTGTCACAGGTAGGGCGGCCCGGAGTTTTATCTGTTCAGAAGAACGCTATTAAATTACCGTCAGGGTTATTGATGCGCTATGACGACTTACGTTTTGAACAGGGTGCGACGGGCGTTGAGTATAGTTACAAAACCCGTAGAGGGTATACCCGTATATACGGCGGGAAGGTAGTTGAGAACGTGTGCCAAGCTATTGCGCGGTGCATCATTGCCGAACAGATGTTGCGTATATCTAAGCGGTACAGAGTTGTGCTTACCGTACACGACGCAATTGCTTGTATCGTGCATAAAGATCAGGTGGCTGAAGCAGTGGTGTACGTGGAGGAGTGTATGCGTTGGGTGCCTGACTGGGCAGCGGGACTTCCTGTTGACTGTGAGTCAGGTTTTGGTAAGTCGTACGGAGATTGTTAATGATCGCAGCTTGGTCGTATAGCGGGATTAAAAAGTTTGAAACATGCCCTAAGCAGTTTTATCACATCAAGGTTCTTAAAGAATACGAGGAACCGCCAACGGATGCAACAGATTACGGCACGAAGTTTCATGAAGCGGCGGAGTTTTACATCAAGGATGGTACACCGCTTCCCGCACCGTTTGAGTTTGCTAAACCCGTTTTAGATAAACTAAACGCCATAGAAGGTGACAAGCATTGCGAGTATGAAATGGGGTTAACTGAAAAGCTAGAACCATGTTTGTTTAAAGACCCACGAGTATGGTGGCGCGGTGTTGCGGATTTAGTTGTAGTAAATCATGATAGTGGTAAGGCTAGGGTGGTGGACTACAAGACAGGCAAGAGTGCAAAATACGCAGATCGAGGTCAGCTAGAGTTAATGGCATTAGCGATATTTAAACATTTCCCCCTTGTGGAACAGGTTGATGCTGCGTTATTATTTGTTGTTAGCAATGATTTTATTAAAGCTCGATACACCCTAGCAGATACGACAGAGTTATGGGCGAAATGGTTGACTGCCCACGCTCAGTTGCAAGCAGCGTACACTAATGATGTATGGAACCCACGTCCTAGCGGACTATGCCGAAAACATTGTGTAGTAATAGAATGCCCGCACAACGGAAGGAATAATTAAATGGCAACCAAGCCCCGTAATTACAAGCAAGAATATGCAACGTATCAAGGCACACCAGAGCAAATAAAAAAACGTGCTGAACGCAACAAAGCCCGAGGCACACTTATGAAAGTCGGTAAGGTGAGTAAGGGTGATGGCAACGATGTTGCGCATGTCAAAGCGATTGATAAAGGTGGTTCCATCAAAGACGGACTGCGAGTTGAAGATGCTAATACCAACCGATCATTTAAGCGTGACTTAAAAGGTAATTTAGTTTCAGAAGTAAGTAAGCGCGAACGTAAGAAGAAGTAAGTATCTACACGCATGGGCATATGGTGTCTATGCGTGTGGGTATACGAGGGTTAGCTCCTTGTAAGGCATGGAAACATAGGTACCTTGGCAGGCACCTGCACTCTTCGCCGCTCTTTGATTTGAACCCTGCATTATGGGAACCCACACTAATTTAAGACCGTGCACACCGTGTTCGGTCAATTTGCCGTCGGAGAAAGAATTGACGTTGGACACAAAAACGCTAGACACAAACTTAACGAGGATGTTAGCGGGATGGTCACGTTCTTTGCGGGAGACTAGAGAAAGTTCGCCGGTAGCGCGTGTTACACAAGAGAAAAAACCGGTGCGGAATCCTTTTACGACAGAAGAAGAATGTTCAGCGTTTTTACGAAATCAATTTAAACAATGGGGTTGGCTATACAGAGAAGAATTTAAAACGCGCAGTAACAAAGCGATAGACTTTTTAATTAAAGCCCGACACAACGGTGGGTACATATTTTTTGGTGTTGAGTGTAAAAAAGGTATGGATGAATTGACCGCCGCCACTACTTTTGCAGATCACTTTGAACAAGCTAGAGCATACGCACATGATTTAAAAATGCCGGTGTTTGTTGGACCTATATTTACAAGACACGATCCATCCGCTTCGTACAAAGGCGGCCCAAATATCAGTGCCATTGCGGGGCTTAATATTTTTGGCGGTCGCTCTAATGTAGGTTCATTAATTTTTCAAACGGATTGGCACAACGATAAGCGTATACGAGAACAATACGCAATCATGCGAGGGGACATATTTTGGAGTTCAAACAA